ACTAATCTTTTCCCAAGTTATTTTCCCACTATCATCATCTTTACTAGCTTTCCATAAAGATGTATCTTTAAATGCATCTTTTACACTATTAATTGTATTTGTTGCATCAATAGAAGTTTCTTTGGATGCATTATCACCTGTAATATCATCAATAGTAAAATTAGATGAATATGTTTTTTGATTAGAATTATAAATACCAGTTGTAATACTACTTACCTTACGAACAGAAGTTTTACCATCGTTGAATACATCAACTACTTTATCTTCTGAATCATAGTATATAGACTGAGTAAAACCACTAAGGATCTTATCAGAATCCTCACCCTTATTAAATAATTTATTAAGGAATGTTTTATCAGGTGTATTTTCATTAGAAATTACATCAGTAATGTAATCTTTATATGCATCATATCTTTCCTTGTATTCATCTACAATTTGAATAGCATTTGAATAATCATTTACATTATCTATACTAAAAACTATAGGAGCTAAAGAATACTTAGAATAAACTTTTTCAGAAAAAGAAATGCTACCAATCTTATCAGAATGAGTAACATCGTTACTATCTTTATAGTTTTCGATTTTAGCATTTTTATATTTTGTAAGAACCACACCTAATGTAGCATTACCAAGAGTTGCGTCATCTAATACAGCTCTCTTTGCAAGAAGGGCAGCACCATTATTAATATTCATGGAAGCCTGAAATAACGGCTGACCATATTTTTTAAAGTCTATATTATCCTGAGTGCCATATCTGGTATAGAAATCGTCACCAGAAGTAAGAGTAATTCTCTCAGGACCCTTTACTGATGCAAAGGAAGTAAGATACTTGACAGTGTCATCTGCATTCACATTGGTTACAGGAACAATAGCTGTAGCCTGAGAATTATCGTACACTTTAAACTGTGTGCCAGGATATCTACTCATGTGTTTTATCCTCCTTTTTAAATTTTTAAAAATGTGTGTTTAATCTTATGTGTGTTTTTATATAAGGCATATAAACTGGTTGTTACATGACCTTTTATCAATATGTTAAAAAGTTATCTGCATTAATCCATCATAATTTTCTCAAGAGGAGAATCACGATTAGTGTCTGCAATAATAGAAGAAATGACAGCTTTGTCCCATTCTTCGGACTGTAATGCAGTAAATGGAGATACTCCTTTAGGGATATCTCTAATGGATATCCACTGATAATTATTCATATCATTTGAGTCAGTTAGACGGAACGCAGTATCAATATCCTTTCTAGAACGACATAATTCACCAATAACTACTCCTATCAATTGTAATGAAACAGAGTATTTATTACCAGTCAATTGAATATTTCTTAGAAAGTAATCTTGAAGTTCATCATATGGTAAATTATTAGGTAAAGCACCAGTATCAAGTGCAGAATACCAACGCTGAATATTCTCAGCGTCTTCGGCAATATTATAATTTACTACGATTACTCCATCTTTATGATATTTAAGAATTCTATAATCACTAGGGTTGTTATTACTCGTTAAAGTAATTCCTTTTACAACTTCAATCTCATCTGGTTTAGTCAGAAATGAGATTGGAAACTTAAATGTTCTTAGTTTTCCAATAGCTTTGTCATTCTTATCAAAAATTGCATAAGATAACATTCCAAATAGTGAGATATATTCTCCTACGAATTGTGCGAGCTTATTAGAAAAATACTTTTCAGGAACATAGAATTTGAATGTTCCTTCATTAGCAAATACATAAGAATCACCTTTTACTTTAATAAAGCTAGGTGTATCCACATCAATCATCTCCTTAACATTTATAATTTACTAAATAGTTCAAGATGTAATTTTATAGGATGAAAAGTATAAAATATCGGGAGAAGTTATATAACTTCTCCCTTTAGATTATCTTCTTACAAGTACGATAGCAATATCTACAGTTGTTTCTGTATCTGTATGTAATGTAATCTTCTTACTTTCTGGATTATAACTCCATTTAATGTCAGAAGGAACACCTTCGATAGATACATTAGTTTTCTGATGTGAATCATGACGCTTAGCAATAATCTCATCATATTTATATGTCTCTTCGTTTTCTTTATCTTCAGCTTTACATACTACTAACATTTCATACTTATGTTTTACATCATAATCTTCAACGAGCTTAGGAATAATTTCTTCGGCATCGATAGTAGTAGTACCAGCAGCTACAGTAATCAGATCAGTTTTCCATAAATAAGTTCCCCATTTATTTGTTCCGCAAATCATGGCTTCAATAATCTGAGAAACTGTCATGCCTTCTAAAGAATCTCCCTCTTTTAAATCACCAATAGGATATTTAACAGTAGAGTTTAGAATAGTTCTCTTACCATCTGGAGATTTGCAAGCATATACATCATCTTCTGTATTAACTTCTGGATATAGCATTAGTTTAACAAGTTTAGAGAATGTAAGCTTATCAAACTTAGTACCCTTCTTAATACCACCTACAGAAGTTGTAGTACCATTCTCAGATAAATCTTTAAAGATATCTGCTCTAGCAATATTAGCAAGAACTTTATTAAGTTCATGTCTAGTTACATAGCAACCACATTCATCATCTTCTTCTTTCATAGGAATGATATTTCTATCAGGACAGCAATGACGATGACCTGGTGCTAAGTAAGTATTTGGAACTGGATTAGGAGCACTTGTATCTATAGACAAATCATAGTCTGGAACATATGGACCAGGGATAGGTTTGTCAGAATAAGGCTTATTTATGACTGTTTGTCTTCTATCGTATTGACGAGGAGACTTTGCCGGTTTAGATGGTGGTGGTACAGGTCTTTTAGTTGTATCAAAAACCATCTCAGGTTTATCATTATCAATAAATACAGATTCAAAATCGAAATCATTCTGTTTCATATTAATACCTCCTTTTAATAAATAATAACAGCACTATATGTACCAGCGGATATATTTCCATCAACACCATTAAAAGTAATTTCTATTGACGATGCAGTATCTTTTATACTTGCAAAAATTACTTCATTTGTACTGACTTCATATATCTGTACTAATGCTTTATTATTATGATCTAGAGATATAGTCCAAGTTGCTTTTCCTGAACTACTAGTCAACTTTGGATTAGTCTCTATTACTCTATTTAATGCAATTACATCATTAATAGCATTATATACAGCACCAGATGTAATTAGTTTTGTAGAATTTTTAGTAACTGTAGTATCTACACTGATTCCACTTACAGCACCGGATGAATTGACTTTCAATACGCTATTATTACTAACACTATTAATTTGATTTATTACAGCAGAATATGTACTGATAGAACTCTTTACATAATCTACAACAGCTTTTGAGCCAGCCGCATTATCGTTAGTAGATGTATCAGTGATAGTTGTATCTATACTAATAGAACCACCACCACTACTAGCTCCTATAACAATCCATTCTGTACCATTATAATATTTTAATTTTTTATCAGTAGTATTATATATTAGCATACCCTGATTCTTTGAATTTACAGTAGGGTCAGAAGTAACTCTATGAATTATTGCATTTAAGAGTTCATTCTTTTCTAAGTTAATATTAGTTAGTATTTGCATTAATACCACCTACCTTTATAAATAAAAATACTTTCTAAATATGATAGAATAATAATAAGGTTTTTCTTCATCAAATATGATATACTTAAAACAATCATCCAGTATGATAGCTATACCGCTTATAAAAATCCATATAAGACTATATGGTAAACATATCTGTCCTAATAGATTTAACGGCATATCTGAATAATTCCATATATCCAATCCAAGATATAAGTTTACAATACATCCAGTGATAAATTCTAATGCTGTTATAATACCAGAACCTATTAATGCTTGAACTTCTATAGATATTCTCCAAGGAATTACCTCATTGATAAGACCGAGTATAACAAAGCATAATGCTCCTAGAATAAACATAGACCAATGACTGTATTGTCTCCAAAATACTTCCATTGTTACATATGAAGAACCGCCAAAATATAGTAGGCAAAGATATTGGAAAATTTTATTCTTCCTCACTTGTATCACCACCTATATTTGTAATGGCATTGATTACTTGCTGATATTCTTCTTTAAGTTCTATTCCATAATATACAGCATTTACTTCTTCTAATGTAGTATATTCTAGAATTTGATGTTTAAGTAAGTTGAAATATGTAGTATGATACACAACCCATTGAGTACTTACTGATGCAAGTTGAATCATTTCCTCTGGTTCAAATACTCTACAAACTTCATTATCAGCATGGTATGGAACTTTATTTCCCATTTGTGCCATCATGTTCAAAGCAGATATATTAATCTGATCTGTAGTATTGAGTTTATAATGTTTTCCATTAAAGTCTACACCATTTATAATTGTAGATTGAGATATAAGACTAACCTCATTAATCTTTCTTTCTTTAGCTTGATCTAATAAATCTTCATCAGCAGTAATATCACTTTCGATATTATTGATTGAGTCTCTCATTAATTGTCTATTAGCACATATTGTAGATAAGTCACTTTCAAAAGGAATACCAATTATAAAATTCTCTAAATTTTTAAGCACCTTATAATCCGAGTTAGTTAAAGAAGATTTCATTGTATTGATTTTGTTTTCATTTATTTTAATCTTATCTTGTTCTTTCGCAAATTCAAGAAGACTTTCTTTGTTATTCTCAATATATTCATCTACATCATTTTCTTCAATTTCCATAACAACTGTATATTCATTACATGATATTTTAGTATCATTTACAGGAGTTATATCTTCCCTGAAGTATATTTTATATATAGAACCTTTTATATTTTCCCATGAAATAGAGGGGATATTACTATCATAAATAAGAGTCATTTATTATTTCCTCCTTTCTTTATACTTCTACATCTATAATAGATAATCTATTTAGTACAGCATCGTTACCAGAAACATTTGTACCTTCAATATATAAATAGTAAGTTCCCACAGGCAAGTTGGAAAGTGAAAATAATACTTTAGTTCTACCATTAGCTACAGTTGAGTTCATAGTGTTAACCAATTTTAAATCTAAGGAATATGCGTAAGAACTTGAACTTATTTTATCTTGAATTTCACTAATAGAATCACATTCTATTAAATGAAGTGTAATTGTATTATTCACCCAAGTAGATTCGTAATATGATATAGATAATAACATTTCTTCATGTGTTTTTATAGAAGTATTAAAATAAAAACCAAAATCACTATTTCCATATGGAAGGAATGAAATACCACTCAAATAACTATTGTTACTAGATGATACTGCAGATACAAAACCATATTCATAAGCTGCTAAGTTAGAGTATGTTCCATTATTCTTTGCTACAACTATATTTAAATATTCACTTAGAATATTGTCTACAGTTTCAGCTAAAGGACATTCGAAAACAATCTGTTCTTCATATCCAGATTCACCTTCCATAGTTCCAGTTACACCAAATATAGTAACATCTTTTTTAATATTTTCTGGAATAAGATTTGCATCAGTTCCAATAACAATATTTGCAGTTACTTGTTTATTGGCACAAGCAATTGTTACTTCTTTATCACTAGGCATATAAGGATTTTTAGGATCAAATGTTTCAGTAGTTGTTTCAAAAGTACCTGTAATTTTCTCACCATTTACATATGCTGTATATCCTTTTAATATATTACCAGCATTAGCAGTTGCATCAGATGTATCAGGATTTTCATTTGTTCCTGTAACTTTCTCTCCCTTAACATACGCAGTATAGCCTTTTAAAATAGTACTTGCATCAGCAGTTGCATCAGATGTATCTAAAGCTTCATATACACCTTCAACTCCAAATATTGTCTTTCCTTTTAAGATGTAATCTGGAACCAAGTTTCTATCACCTTTAATAGTATATGGTGTATTTAGATAAACTTTTGAATCGGTTGTTTGATCTGTTGTAGTAGGAGTAATTTCATAACCATCAGTTTCCTTCATAGTACCAGTATACTTTTTACCATTAGCAAAGTATTCTTTACCACTAGTAACATGATCAGCAGAAGGTACATTTTCTGTATAAGAGAATGTACCAGCTTCTCCATATACTGTATAACCATATACTATTGTATCTGGATTTATATTAACTTTTTGGAATGTTACAGTAGCACCATCTGGAATATATTTTGGACCAGATATAGATTGATCATATTCTTTTGCTTCATATGTAATTGTATTTACATATTCAGCAGTACCAACAACCTCTTCACCATTTACAAATGCAGTTTTACCTTTAGCAATTTCATTAGCTTCTGCACCAGTACCTGAAACAGATGGTTCTGAATAAGTACCAGATACATTATAAATAGTAACACCAGTTCTAATATTACTTGGTATTAGATTAGGCTCTGCAGGTATAGTATAAGGATTATCTATATAAGCATTATATTCAGATGTA